AATGAAACACAGAAAGCTGTTGTAGCTGATGGTACTGCAACTCGTGCTCTAATCACATCACAGTATGAATTAAATCTACAACGTGAATTAGCAACAGCACAAAATGAAATCATTGAACTACGCAATGAAAATCGTTTAACAAATGCAACAAATGGTATTACACTAACTAATACCAATAACATCAATCAGATGCAACAACAATCTCAGCAACAACAACAATATGGCCAACTGGCTAATATGATTTGGGGCTTAGGTCAGCAAATTCGTTCAACAAACGAAGCAATCAATGTTGGAAGCGGCACACTAACTGCTAACCCAGCAAACACTAATACTAACATTCGTTAATTAGTCAAAGCCCCCTCAGCCACAAGCCGTGGGGGCTTTTTAATAAAGGAAATAAAGTGTATCAATCACAAACACAACAACAGGGATTTCCCCTATTTCCACCATTTCCACCATATCCACCTTTTCCAGACTGTGATTTGTTTATCAACAATTCAGGAACAGGGCCAGCTGGACCGCCGGGACCCCCAGGGCCGGCCGGACCACCAGGACCGCCAGGTACACCTGGCATAGTGCCTGTTACTGATGTTGTAACCGCTGCTTATACAGCAACTGCCGCCGATTACTTTTTGTGTGTGTTAACTGTAGCACCTGTTTTAATTACACTACCTGTGGGCATACTAGGCACAGTGTACATAATCAAAGACTGTAGTGGTAATGCGGCTAATGCACCTATTACCATTCAAGGTACTTCACAAACTGTAGATACTGGAACAGGTGTTATCAATACACCTTTTGGAAGTATCACAGTAATATTTAATGGCTCCAATTGGAGTATAGTTTAATTTTTTTTTAAAGGACAAAAATGTCATATACAAATAACCCCTTATCAATCATAGCAGGTACAGGTATTGTAGTAACACCTACAACTGGTACCGGTGCTAACCAAATAACAATTTCAGCAAGCGGTACACAAGTGGTAGCAGTACGCAATGCCATAGTAACACCAGTTGTTGTAAACGGTGGAGATGATGTAGTTTCAGTACAAGTACCTGGTGGCGTAGCTGTTGCAGTTACACTTCCGGTTGGTACACTAGGTCGACAACTTACTATCAAAGACGGTTTAGGCTTAGCAACTGCACTACTACCAATTACAATTACACCTGCTGCTGGTACTATTGATGGTTCAGCAACAGCAACTATTACTGCTGCATATGGGTCAGTAACATTAGTGTACAACGGCACACAGTGGTTAATAATCTAACATGAGCTATAGTAGACCACTTAATCCAGGGTTAGGTTTAAAACAAGTTCCTGTAATAAACCCTGGGGTACAAGAATTAACTTTAGATAGTGATATAGCTACTACATCAAGTTTAGGTATAGTGCAAGTGGGTAGTGGTTTAACTATTACTCCACTAGGCGTATTAAGTGCTACCGGTGGTTCAGATTTTGTAAACGTAAAACTTACCCTTACAAACTACACAGCAACTGCCACAGACTACTATATAGGAGCTAATAAAAAGGATATTACAATTACACTGCCACTGGGAATACTTGGTAAGGTGTATGTGGTAAAAAATCAAGTTAGTGGGGAAGTTACTGTAACAGGCACACTTGCTCAAAAAATAGACACAGCCGCAACAAAAACATTGGGAACCAATGATAGTATTATGGTAGTGTTTGATGGTGTTAGATGGAATATTATACAATAAAAAAGCCCCTAAGTAGCAATACTTAGGGGCTTTCTTTTTATAGCTTTTGACTAGCTTTTAACATCCAGTTATGTGATTTGTGTGCAGTAATACGATCTGCTAAAAAGTTTTGGAATCCAAACTCATTATATAAACCGCACATATTGTATGCACTATTAAGTACATTAATTACTGTGCCGTTATCTGATAATAGTGTTGAAACCATTGTGGTGTTATCCAGCGGCGCTATTGAATCTTCAATTAATGAGTGTTCAGCTAGCTGTTCTAATCCAGCAGGTACAAACAAGTCTAGTGTTCGCACATTTTCAGCAAAACCGTCAATGGACTCGTATACTTCTGTGTAAATACGTTCAAATAACAAGTGGTATTCATAAAAATCACGTGACTCTACGTTCCAGTGAAAATTAGCTGCTTTTAGGTAGAAAGAGAACTCAGTAGCAAAAGCTGCTAAAATTGTTCGTTGAAATTCGGTCATGTTGTCGTCCATTTTTAATCCTTTGCCATCACGCGCATTCATAATGTGATCACGTTTTTGTGCTGCCCAAGTTTGACCGCCATCACCGCCCCACATATCCCAAGCTACTCGGCCTTTTGATGGAAAGCCGTCTTCGCCACTTGAAAAGCCAGTGGCTTGTTTGTCTACTTCGTGGCGACTGAAAAAACTGTGCATACGTAGCACAGTTGATGCGGTTAGTGGGCTACGATCTTTTAATTGGTTAGCACGAGCTAAGCCAACAAGTGTGCCTCCAGGTTTGCCTTCTTCGTGCCACTTTAATGCTCGCTTGGCTGCTGAAGCCATGCCTTCAGTTGGTATATAAGTTTCTGCCATATTAGTTACTTTTGTAAGAAAGCACTAGTATACCACAAAGAGTACACTAGTGCAACTGTAAAATTTTTTAGTCCTTGTAAGCAATAATTACTTGCTTGCACATTTTGCTGCGAACAATGTCTTCATCTAGAAAACGGACAATTTCAATGCCAGGCAGTCGTTCTAGTCGACGCACAGCGTCTAGTAATCCACTATCCATGATATCACACTGTTCAGGGTCGCCACTTAAAATCATTTTGCAATTTTTGCCAATGCGTGATAGCAGCATTTTAAACTCAGTTTTAGTCATGTTTTGCACTTCATCAACTAAGATTACTGCATTGTCAAAACTAGCACCTCGCATAAATCCTAGCGGTTTAGGTTCAATTGCTTTTGATTTTAGGGAGTATTCGTATAAACCAGTACCCAGTGCACGTTTAAATACTTGTGTAAAAGGGTCTAAATAAGGGGCATATTTTTCATCTAGCTCGCCAGGCAAAAAGCCTAATCCGCGTCCTGTTTCTACATTTGGTCTAGTTAAGATAATTTTATCAATCTTTTTATAGTATAGCTGTTCAGCAGCATAGTTGGCTGCAACAAACGTTTTACCTGTACCAGCTGAACCGATACCAAAAATTACTTCATTATTCTTAATAGCTTCAAGGTACTCACCTTGAATAAAGTTTAAGGGCTTAATGGCAACGAATCCTTGATCTGGACCATTACTTTCAAAAAGCTCACCTTGTGCTTCTTGAAATTCTCGTTGCTGTTTTTTACGGGCTTTTTTACCAGAGTTTGTAGACATAAAGTATCCTTAAGGTTATTTTTTCTTTTGGGGAACTTTATGCCCCTGTAACATTTTGTGCTGTTTGCATTTTTGCACAGTTTTACATTTAGGGGCTGGTTTAGCCACAGCAGGTGTGGCAGATAACATTAGTGCTAAACACACAAGTGTTAATAATTTTTTCATAATTCTACATCTTTCTTTGCAGGAACTGGTACTGGTGTAACAACTGGTGCACGAGGTGTTTGAATAGTTACCTGTTGTTGACCTAATTTTTCTTGAGTACGGCCAAACGCGGCAATACCTAATACAGCACCCATGGCTAGGTGAAATAATCCGGCTCCTTGAAGTGTTAGTGGTTGCCATTGTGTTAATGGCTGTTTTGTTACTGCTTGTAGTATTGACCACAAAACAGGAAATATAATAAAATCGGTCATGCAAGTTAACATATACATCCAGCCCATTGCTGGTCGCCATTGTTTTTGCATCCAATCTTCTTTGGGTTCTAGTAGGTGTAAATCCATGGCTATCCTTTAGTGCTAAATTGAAATGTTAATAGTGCTACTGGGATTACAAGAGCAACAATACCTATAAAAATTAACACATTCCACAACATATTGTATGCAGCTTCACGGTCTTTTTGCTTTTTATCTAGTTCAGCCTGCTCTAGCCGTGCGCGTTCTTTGGCCATGCGTGTACGTTCAGCCATCATTTCTTCCCAGACTTGTGCGTTGCCAGACCAAAAAAGCATATCTTTTAGTTCACGCTCGTGATCACGTAAGGCTTTTGAGGCCATTGCAATCTTTAGTGCATCAGAACTAATTTGTGCGTCTGACTTTTTAAGATTAGCAATCTTCAGCTTAGTACTGGCAACGTGCACATGGTCTGCGTGCTCGTAAAACTGGCTGAACTCGCCAATTAAACTTTTAATATCTTTACCGAGTGCAACTGCTTTTTTGATACCAGTTACAGCACTTTGTGCTATAGCTAGTGCTGTAAATGGATCAATCATAGCTTACTCCTCAAAGATTTTCTTTTGCTGGTAATACCAGTTTTGCCAACCTTTTACCTGCTCTACTAATTGGTAGTAGGTTCCGTAGTTTTC